GGCCCCGGCGGGGGGGCGTGCGGGGCGCGCCCGGGGGCTGGCTGAGGGGCTGGCGGCGGGGCGGGGTGGGCGGCGGGGTGGGGTGGGGGGGGTGGTGGGGGTGGAGGTGGGGGCCCGGGTCGGGGCTCGGGTGGGGGCCCAGGGGGGGGATCAGGTCAGGGCTCAGGTCCGGGCTCAGGTCCGGGATCAGGTCGGGGATCAGGTCTGGGATCAGGTCTGGGCTCAGGTCGGGGCTCAGGTCTGGGATCAGGTCGGGGCTCAGGTCCGGGCTCAGGTCCGGGCTCAGGTCTGGGCTCAGGTCTGGGATCAGGTCGGGGATCAGGTCGGGGATCAGGTCGGGGCTCAGGTCGGGGATCAGGTCAGGGCTCAGGTCGGGGATCAGGTCGGGGCTCAGGTCAGGGATCAGGTCAGGGCTCAGGTCAGGGCTCAGGTCGGGGATCAGGTCGGGCAGGCCGTCTATGGCTCCCATGAAGCGCCGTGGCTGGCATTCTACGAATTTTTCATGAGGCACTTTGATCTGGCGAAGAAGGCAAATGGCCTGATGGCCGTTGCAAAAGCCTGTGGGTGGGTTTGGCCTTTCGCTGGGTGCGCGATCATCACGGATCGCCCTGCCATTATATCCATGGATGATCAAAACCGGCTACATCGCGCGGATGGCCCTGCCATCGAATATCGAGACGGCTTTGCTGTCCACGCATGGCATGGGGTTCGCATTCCGTCAGAGTGGATCGACACGCCAGAAGCTCTGGATGCTAAATCGGCTGTCACATGGCCAAATGTCGAGCAACGCCGCGCAGCCATTGAAATTCTTGGGTGGAACCGCGTCCTTGACGCGCTTGAAGCAAAATCTCTTGGCGGCAACCCGGACCCGAAAATCGGCGAGTTGATAGAGGTTCACCTGCCATTTGAGGACGGGGACGGCAACGACGCAACCCGCGCCCTATTTCTCAGGGCCAAATGCGGGACTGGCCGCACAATCTTCGAGGCCGTGGACCCAGACGGGATCGACCTTGACCCGCGTTTTGACCCGGCATGGTGCGCACAGGCGTGGCGTGACGGATACTCACCAGCCGATTGGCTTCCCCCTTCGTTCAGAACCTGAAAGGACCAACAATGGAACGATTTTCCCAAGGCGAATTGACCTTCGTGAAACTTCCCGATGATGCCGACATGGCCGGAAAGGATTTTGGCGAGGTGGCGCACGATGGCCGCTGGATTATCGGGCACAGCGAAACCGGCCATCATCACGTGATGGACCGCGCCCCGGTGCGGATCGTGGAGCGTGACGCGCCGGTTGGCGTTCGCGTTCTTCGCCTGATCGTTTCCGACCCGGTGGCCTGCGAACACCTGAGAAGCTTCGACACACATGCGCCGGTCAATCTGACTCCGGGAAAGTGGGAGGTTCGCACGGCTCGCGAATATGACCCGCTCGCCAAGATCGCTCGCCGGGTTGCCGACTAAACGCAGCCTCGCCCGCCGAAGCAATTTGGCGGGCGGCATTCAGGAGGAACCGCAATGACCGCCCATATCCTCGCCTTCCCCTCGCCCGTTTCCCGCGCGCTGGACAACGCCCGCCAGATCGTCCGCGATTCGTCGCTGCACCCCGACGCTATCGTGCTTGAGGCTTGCAGTTTCATGGCCGGTTTTGGCGACTGGATGGATGGCAACGAGGCCCGCATGGTGCGCCGTGCCATTGACGCAGAGGCCGAGGTTCAGCGGCTGTATGGCAAGCCCGCGCCGCGTTCGGCAATCACACTGGACGGACTGATTATCTGGGCCTTCGCCGCGTTCTTCGCCTTCGCTGGCGGGGTTTGGCTGGCCAAACAGGCCGTGGCATTCGCGCCGGATTGGGCGCTGCAACTCATGGGGTTCATGTGATGGGTGAAGTAGCAAAAAAGGAACAACCCTTGGGCATTGTCAGGGCCGAAGACGCGCCGATGGTGGCGATGATCGAACGCATTGCGATGGACCCCAGCATCCCGATTGACCGGCTGGAACAGATGCTGGCGATGAAAGAGCGGATGGACGCCGAGGCGGCAGAAAAAGCCTTCGCCGCCGCCTTCGCCAAAATGCAAGCCGCCCTTCCTGTCATCAGGGAGAGGGGCGAAATCAAGAACAAGGACAAGGTTGTTCAAAGCACCTACCCGCTGTGGGAGGATGTGAACGCGGCTTTGCGCGGCCCCCTTTCCGAGAATGGGCTTTCCATGTCGTTTGATCGCCGCAAGGAAGACGGCAAGACCTTCATCGGCTGCATTGTCACCCACGAAATGGGCCACAGCCGCCGTGCTGAAATAGACCTTCCGCGCGATGAAAGCGGAAGCAAGAACGCGGTTCAGGGCGAGGGTTCGACCGTCTCCTATGGCCAGCGGTATTCGTCAAAGATGCTGCTGAATTGGGTCAGCGAAGGCACAGAAGACGACGATGGCACGAAAGCCGCTGTCACGGACCAGAATATCAGCGAAGACCAGTTCGACGAATTGCAGCGCCTGATTGACCGGGCGGGCATTGATGAAAGCGTTGTGCTGACTGCCGAAAAGATAGTCGCGCTTTACTTTCTGCCCGCGCGTCGCTTCGCCCACGTCAAGGCCAAGTTGGAAACGACCATCAAGAACCGGGGGACTGCGCAATGATCCAGGGTTCCGAAGAATGGATTGCCGCCCGCCTTGGCCGCGTGACCGCCAGCGTGATTTCTGACGTGATGGCGAAGGGTCGTTCGGGCGCACCCTCCGCGACGCGGGCCAACCTTCTGGCGCGGATCGTTGCGGAGCGGCTTTCGGGCCGCGCGGCGGAGGGCTTCACCAGTCAGGCCATGCAGCACGGCATTGATACCGAAGCACAGGCGCGGGCCTGCTACACGATGGAGACAGGCCGGAACGTCGATGAAGTGGGGTTCGTTCCCCACCCGTCGATTGCCATGGCCGGGGCCTCGCCAGACGGGCTTGTGGGCGAACGCGGGCTTGTTGAAATCAAGTGCCCGAACACCGCCACACATATCGACACGATCCTGACCGGGGCCGTTCCCGACAAATACCTGAAACAGATGCTATTTCAGATGGCCTGCACTGGCCGGGATTGGTGCGACTTCGTTTCTTTCGATCCCCGGATGCCCGACGAAATGCAGCTTTTCATCAAGCGGGTTCCGCGTGACGATGAAGCGATTGCGGAGATTGAGGCCGCTGTTTTGGCCATCTTGGCTGAGGCCGATGAATTGATTGCGAAGCTGACCGCCAAGTTTGCCGGGAAGGAAGCCGCCTGATGGACTGGACCGGGGAACACCTTATCCGCGCGCCGAAGCGTCCTGCCCCGGCGCCGACAACGCCGCATCCTTCGCGAAAGCGCGTCCCCTCCGAAAGCTACATCGCGGCAAGCCGTGCGGGCGTATGCCTGAAAGACGCCGCCGACGCTTTGGGTGTTTCTTCTGTGGCCGTCTGGAAAGCCGCCAAGCGCCTTGGCCTGACGTTCAGGGACGGGAGGCGGAATGGATAGGCGCGCCATCATCGCCGCCTATGAGCGGCACGAGCAAGAGGATGGCGGGCTGGCGAAAGCCTGCCCCCGGCAATGCGCGGAGCGGGCGGCTGAGGAATGCGGCGTGACCTATGAGGCCGCGCGGGAAGTGCTGACAAACCACTGGGTAAGGAAGGGTTGAATATGACCGACAACGTAACCGCCGCCGAACTTCGGCAATTCATCGAACGGTTTGAGCATCTGGAATCTGAGAAGCAGGACATTGCCGATCAGCAAAAGGAGGTCATGACCGAAGCCAAGGGCCGGGGCTACGACACCAAGGTGATCCGCCTGATCATCAAGCAGCGCAAGCGCGACAAGGACGCCATTGCCGAAGAAGAGGCGGTTCTGGAAATCTACAAAGCCGCATTGGGCATGATCTGACCATGCGCCACGTTCTCACCATATCCCACGAGGGTATCCGACCGAAGCTGATGGCTTGGGCGGCAAAGACCCCCGTGGGATATCGGGTGGAGTTCAAAGAACCCAAGCGCAGCGACGAACAAAACGACCGCATGTGGGAATTGCTGAGCCGGATCGCCAAGAGGTTCACGCTGCACGGCAAGACCTACAGCCCGGAAGACTGGAAATGCGTTTTCATGAAAGCCATGGGCAAGGAAAGCCGATTTCTGCCGACGCTGGATGAGACGGGCTTTTTCCCGACAGGCTTTCGTTCGTCGGACCTGTCGGTGCGGGAAATGTGCGACCTGCAAACCTTCATGGAGCAATACGCCGCCGAAAAGGGCGTGGATATTTGGGGGGATGCAGAATGAACATCAACCAACGCCCAATCCCGCAGAAGTCAGCCAGGCCAGCGAAGGACCCGAAGCGCCTTCATCGGATAAAGCAGCTTCCCTGCGTGATCTGCAAGGCCCCGCCGCCGTCCGACGCGCACCACTGCATCCATGACCGCTACAGCCAAGCAAAAGCACCGGACAAGGAAACCATCCCGCTTTGCAAGCCGCACCACCAAGACGGCCCCGACGCCATCCACAACGGCAAAGAGACTTGGCGCAAGAAATACGGCCCCGATCACGGGTATCTGAAAGAGGTAGATGACATGCTTGGGGAGTGGTTCTGATGACCGATCTTTTGCCATGCCCGTTTTGTGGCGGTGAGCCGTTCGTTGATGGCCAAGTCATCGCTTATTGCGGCGCGAAGGTGGTATGCGCGGAGTGCGGGGCAAGCACGGAGAGCGTCAAGGTTTGTGGCGATGATGCGGATGGCGATCAGATGGCTATCGCCGCATGGAACCGCTGCGCGCCAGTTTTGACCGACAAAAAGGACACCGCAGATGACCGGTGACGATTTGATCCGGTGCGTCGATGCGCTGAACGCGTTGGGATCTGCCGCGTGGAAGCACGCTGGCGATGATCCATACAGTATGGCAATGGACGCCACGGCGCGTCACCAGTCGGAGGCCGACTACAACGCCATCCGCGCCCTGCCCGCCATCGAACCGGCCCCTGCATGGCAGCCGATTGAGACAGCGCCGAAGGATGGCAGATGGATGCTGGGCGCTTGGATAAATGCCGATGACGGCTGCGGCTATGTAACTGCAACGGTTCGATATGAGGGCGGGGCGGATTGGCGTGAAAAGATTGGCATGGGGTGCGGAGGACCTTGCTCCTGCCCAACCCACTGGCAACCCCTACCGGAGCCGCCGAAATGACGGCGCGCGCCCTTATCAAGCAAGCTGAACTATTCCGCCATGTCACGGAATGGCTCAAGATGGGCTATGCCGTCACCATTTCCGGCGATGAGGTCAAGGTCATGCCGAAAGAACATGCCGTAGGGAAAGACGAATTCGCCAGCGTGAAGCTCGGGAAATGAAGCGAGACCTTCCGGCATATGTCTACAGGATCGGCGCGGCAGGCGAACGAAAAGCGCAAAAAGACTTGAAACGCGTTTCCGTCTATGCTACTGTATGGCATGACGAGATTGCAGGTAAAACGTATCCTTGAGCGCCTTGGTTTCGTGCATGTCGCGGGATGGGTTCGTAATGAAGATGCGCCCAAGGTCCGCAAGCTGATCGCGGCGGCAAAAGAGGACGTAGAGAAGGTGAAGAACGGAACGGGGCCAGAACATGAATCTTGAAAACCGCTCTTGCAAACTTTCTGCCGCACTCATAGAAACCCCTTGTTTGGCGGGTTGGCGGAGAGGTTACGCAGCGGATTGCAAATCCGTGATTGCGTTCCGCGTTTCAGACAATGAAATCAACGCGATAGACCCGGTTTCAGTTTCTGACAACACCCCCGGACATAGCGGGAACGCACCGGAAACGTTGACAACCGGAATCGGCCATCCCTACGACAACCTGCCCTGCCACCTGACCGACAACCCGCGCCCGACTGCGGCTGCGATTGTGGCACTGTGCCTGCTGGCTGGCGTTGCCGGGGCATTCGGGCTGGCGCTGTGGGGGTTGGTGTGAAAACCGTCGTCGCCCTTGTCATCGCCCTTGCGCCCGGTGACGTGACACCCGGTTTTGCCGTGGCCCTGCCCGACATGGAAGCCTGCCAGCAAGCCGTAGCGGGCCAATTCGCGGCCTTGCAAGATCATTACCCCGCGATGGAGGCCCGGTGCGTTCAGACCGCCGTGCTGTGGGAAAGCCCGATACCGAGGAGGAAACCGTGAGCAACATGAACATACCCGGTTACGACGCATGGCGGCTGCAGGGCCCCGATGACGATCAGTGCCCCGAGTGCGGCGGGCACAAGAAGAACGATTGCTGGAATTGCGGCGGCGATGGCGAGGTTGCCGATGGCGTCGAGTGCCCGATCTGCGAAGGCACGGGCGAAGTCGAGTGCGAAACCTGCGCCGAACCTGATGGCGATTACGCCTATGAGCAATACCGCGACCGGAAGATGGAGGAACTGGAATGACCGGAAATATTGATGACTTCAAAGCCACCGTCGCCAAAATCCTGCCATACGCCATGAAGGCGAAAAAGCAGATGCTGGCCACCAAGGTCACACATGCTCGCAAGACCTGCCCCGAATGCGGTGGCACGGTTCATTTCGTCATCGGCGGGCCGCGCAACCACCTGCACATGGCCTGCGAAACGGCGGGCTGCATCATGAGGATGATGGAATGACTGAGCGTGAGATCGTAGTTCGTGAGGCCGTCGCGGCCCACCCTGCCGCAGCGTGGTATCTGCGCCTGCCCCTGATCCGCCACCTTCGGGCCATTCGCACCACCATCAACATCAACCGGCACTACGCCCTTTGGACGGCGATGGGCAGTTTACCGGTCAATGCCGACCTTGATTATGCGATCCGCGATGCCATCTGGCGGGGTGAAAAATGACCACCACCTGGATTCTGCTGATCATCTGTTTCGGCTGCGGCGAGCCTGCGGCACGGCGGGAATATCCCAGCCTGCGGTCCTGCCAGGAGGCCGTCGAGCGCGGGCAATTCATGGCCGGGCCGGGGGTTGCGGTCGTGGCGTTCTGCGGGCTGGAAAGGAGCGCATAAATGTCGAACTTGAGAATTAAGTGGGTGGGGCGTCCTGATGAAATCCAGGGCCACTTCCGCCTGTTTCGCGTAATGTGGGAGGTGGGCAAGGTAGGGCAACCGGGCGGTGGCCACAGTAATATGATTTCTGTGGCGGTGCAGCCCAAGTTGTTCGCGTATAAGCGTATCACCTGCGGAAGCTGGATGGTGATCATTCTTGGCCTGCGGGTTCATCGCAAGCGCAGCTACGGTGGAATATTCGGATGACATGGTTTTCAGACAGACGACAGGAATTCATTGCGGCCACACTTCGGCAGTTCGGACAAATCCGAAGAACCGATTTGATGCGGCAATTCGATATTTCTTCGCCGCAGGCGTCGAAGGATATTGCGAAATTTCTCGCCCATGATCCGCCGCTAGTCGTCTACGATGTGCGGTCGAAAATGTATGTCTTGGAGGACTGTCTTGATGACCGAAGCACCTGAACGGATTTGGGCAACCATCAACGGAAGCCGCGTCAGCACGTATTCCCCGCCTTTTCTGATTGGTGGATGGGAGTCGCGAAGCCGGAAAATAGAGCGTGAGGTGGAATACGTCCGCGCCGACCTCTACGCCAAGCTTGAGGCCAAGCTGGCGGCTTCGGAAGCACGGGTGAAGGAGTTGACAGAGGCGTGTGAACAATTGCGCATGGACGCTTGGGGCTATGATTACCGCTTTGAAAGCGGTTTTCATGCACATGTGTTTGAAACTCTCGACTACTTGATCCAGCCCACCCCAAAAGGAGAGCAGCCATGAACGAAGACCCGCGCTGCAAATCGTGCTGGCATTTCCATTCATGGCCATCGACTGGTGGAATGTACTTCGACAGTGAGCCAGATGGAGTTTGTGCTGCCCCTAGACCGCTCCTCGGTCCAGCACCAAACCGCGAAGTCAAGCGAACCAGTGGGAAAAACTGCCCTTCATGGAAGGATGCTAACAAATGACCCCCGAGGAACTCGCCAAGATCAGGGCGAGAAACTATGACAGCCACAGCCTTACGTATGGTCTTTTCATCTCGTGAACCGGCCATACGCACCTCACAAACACACTTGACATTCCCCGCGCCATAGTCTAATTTGTGTCATGGCGGTTTAACCGGCCACGTTTACTTTCCCCCGCGCAATCCCGCGCATCAACCCAAGGAGTCAAAACTTTATGTCGAAAGAGATCACTATTGCGGGTCAAACGTTTCCCGTCTCGCAGCCGTACCTCGCTGGCCACGTCATCACGGAAGCCGAAGCAAAAGCACTGAACCAAGTTCGTGCCGAGAATGTCCGCAACAACACCGCTTCGAAAGTTAAAGCGGCGATGGAGGGAACGGCCAAGGACGGTGAACCGACCTCTGAAAACATCGCAGCCTATGTAGCCTCTTACGATGAAAGCTACGTTTTCACACTGGCCTCTGTCGGCGGCGGACGCAAGTCGAGCGATCCGGTCGAACTCGAAGCTGCTCGTATCGCGCGTGGTATCTTTGCGGACTGGGCCGCCAGCAAGAAGCTCACCGTCAAGGCGATCAAAGAGAAAATCGGCGATGAGGCTTACGATGGCAAGATCGCTGAAATCGCTGAGCGCGATGAGGTTGTCAAGGAAGCGAAGCGTCGGGTCAAAGCACGGCAGTCCGCCGCCGAAACCGCAATGGGCGATATGGATCTGAGCGGCCTCGACACCGCCGAGGTTCCTAGCGCAGCTTAACCTAACTTGAACTGGCAGGAGTCACGTCTTGCCAGTTCTTTGCGTGGCAGCGGACGTTTCAGATCAGAAGCACTAAGGTGTCAGATGTTTGAAATGCTACCGCGGTTTTGGACTCCGCCGTTTATCCGCTGTCACGCTAAGGACTGGTCGTAATGAATATGATGCCAAAGCCGAACCTAGACTCTCTTCTTATCCAAGCCGACGAGGCCGAGATAGGAATTTCCGTCGTTACAAACAACCCTCAGCTTCTCCGCAACCAACTTTACGCGGCTCGTAAGCGTCTCGGCCTTACCAATCTAACATTCATCCAGCCCCCAGTAGCTAGCGATACTCGCATCTGGATAATTAAAAAGGACGCGAAAGCAAATGGCTCGAAGGAAGAGTGAGGCGCTAAAGAAACACACGCTAAATCTCCGCGAAGGAGATATGGAGGCGCTTGCTGAATTATTCCCCCGTTTCAACCCATCGGTAATGGTGCGGAAGATAGTCAGCAAATTCATCGACACGACTCGACAGGTACCAGAAGAACCGATAGAAGTAAACGACCTTAAACTTTAGGAGTCCACTCAATGTCAGACCAAACGCCGATTGCCGAGCTAATGGCTCGTGATCCTCTACTGCTTTCCGAACAAGACCTTGACGTAATCATAGCTGACCTTCGTGCCTCACGGAGTCGCTTTGTTTTGAGTGACGATAAGAAAATTGGAACACCAGCCGCTCGTAAAACGGGCGCACAGAAGGATCGTGAGGCGCGTGGAAAAATCCTCGATGGCACGTCGATAGACGACCTGTTCAAGGATTTGTGAAATGACACAACTTCAATCTTTCAACGAGGCGGGCTTTCAGTACGCTTGGGACAGTACTTCCCTCTCCGCTTTCGTCACCTGCCCTCGCAAGTATTACCTTTCCATGCTGCAAGGATGGACCTCGGAACAAAAGTCTGTCCACCTGGTCTTCGGCGGGCACTACGCGACTGCGCTCGAGCACTTCCATAAGTTTCGTGCAGCGGGAGTGACGTATGAGGACGCCGTTCGTCAGGTTGTACAAGAGACACTTGTCAACACCTGGACGCATGACTTGGAAGAAGTTACCGAGGATGAAGGGTCAGGCCTTGCGCCCACACGCAGATCTCTCCGCAGGATACCCGGAACCGGCTACCCGCAGGACTGGCTTCACGCCAGCAAAACCCGCGACACTCTGATCCGCTCAATCGTTTGGTATCTTGAAAACTTCAAAGATGATCCAATGCAAACTGTCATTCTGTCGAATGGGCAAGCAGCTGTTGAATATTCATTCTCGATCGACCTCACTGACCAGTACATTTACTGCGGACACATCGACCGTCTTGTAACCTACGGGGAAAACAATGACATTTATGTGCAGGACCAGAAAACCTCCGGCTCTCAAATAACCCCACGATTTTTCGAAGGCTACTCTCCCGACTATCAAATGACGGGATATACCTGGGCTGGACAAATCATTTTCAACATGCCTGTAAAAGGTGTTGTGATCGACGCGGCCTACATCGCAGTTGGTTTCACCGCTTTCGGACGCCAGCCAATTACACGAAGTGAGAAACAGCTCGAAGAGTTCCGCACGGAAGTTCTCCACTACATCGGCCAAGCGAAAGCTTGTCATGAGTCTGGCTACTACCCAATGAACCGAACCGCCTGCGGAAACTACGGTGGGTGCGAATTCAAGCGAGTTTGCTCGGCTGTGCCGGGTGTTCGGAGCAACTTGCTGGAAGGTAGCTTCAAGAAGCGGGACCGCTGGGATCCAATCAAACGGAGATAGTCATGGCAACTACTCGTGCTAAACCAAACTTCAGCATTCCAACTGAAGCGTGGTTGAAAAGGCAAGCTATCTGGCGACACAACTCTTTCACTGGATATGCTCGTATGACGTATGCAAACATGAGCACAATCCTTAAAAGCAGCACCGCTACAGACGACGCTAAACGTATAGCCAACCAAATAGCTGTGCTTACTTTACAACTTGAAAACGCTTTGAAGGAGCGCTGCAATGGCCAAAGCTAACACTGAGTCTCTCGCGGGTAAACCCGTTCGCGCACTCTACATTGGCGACAGTGGGACAGGTAAAACCGGTTCATTGATTTCTTTGCTTCAAGCTGGTTACACTATTCGTATGCTAGATTTGGATAATAACGCCGACTCTCTCATCCGCATGTGCCAGCACGTTGACCCGGCGCTGCTCGAGCATCTTGACATTATCTCGGTCCGGGATAAATTCCGTGCCAGCATATTGACCGGGCTTGAGGTTGCCGGCCAGCCCAAAGCTTGGGTCGACACACTGAAATACATGAACAAATGGGATGACGGAACCTCCATTAGCGATTGGGACAGCAAAACAATTTTCGTCCTCGACACTATGACCAGCGCTGGACGCGCCGCTTTCCACTGGGCCAAGGGCATGAACCCGACAAGTAAAGACCCTCGGCAGTGGTATGCAGCCGGGCAAGACTCCCTCAAAACCATGCTCGAACTTCTCACCTCTCCTGAGTGGAAGTGCCACATACTTGTCCTTTCCCATATTGACTTGGTGGAGCGCGATGACGGTACAATGAAAGGTTACGCCAGCTCACTCGGTAAAGCTCTCGGCCCACAAATCGCCAAAGTTTTTCCAACCTTGATTATGGCAGAGTCCAAGGGGACCGGGGACAAAGTAACTCGTACCATCGCAACCCGGCCAACAAACTTGGTTGACCTGAAAAACCCCGTCCCATTCTCAATGGAAGCTCGTTACCCGCTTGAGACCGGGATGGCTACCATCTTTTCCATTCTCCTTGCTGACACTAAGCAAGGGGCTTAGGTCTAGCAGCACCTACTTAAGCTGCCCTTTCACCCTCAACTGGAGTAACCTATGTCGAACTTTATGGACGCACTAAACACTCGCATCTCTGACATTGAGAAACCGAAGCTTATGCCGATCGGAACCTATGTCTGGGCGGTGAACAAACCGCACAAAGAAGCCACGTCGAAGGACGGCAAGTGGTTCAGCATCGAAATCCCCTGCATTCCAAAGATGCCGTACGACGCAGCGGAAGATGTGGATGCTGACGAACTGGCTGCTTTCGGCCCGCTGAAATCTGCCCCTAACTCAATCCGCTTCATGCTTGATCTGCAGGCCGAAGGCACCGTGGATCAGGAGAAGTTCATGTACAATGTGAAGCGGTTCCTCCTTGATGTTCTTCGTGTCGAGGCGGAAGAAGACTCCACCCTCAAGGAGCTTCTTGGGAAGATGGTCGGTGCTGAGTTCATCGCGCAGGCAGCTCATCGTCACGTGCCGGAGCGGAACGAGACGTACTGCGACGTGAAGAACTGGGCGCCGCTGGACTAATTCAAAATTAAAGTGGCGGGGGCATAACACTCCCGCCCTTTTTTAACCACTAACCTTGAGGAAAATTTAATGCTGTCTGGTTCCTTCCGCTCCTTCCCCGTATCCTCCATCACCATTGCCCCCGATCGGCAGCGGAAGGAACTAACCGGCATTAACGAGCTGGCTGAGTCCATCCGCAGCATCGGCCTCATCCACCCCATCGTCGTCACCCCAGACGGAGCCCTCGTTGCAGGCGAACGCCGCCTCCGGGCGCACCAAGAACTGGGCCTTACCCACATCTCCGTCCAGTTCACCACGGACATTCCTCGGGAAGAACTCGAAGCGATCGAGCTCGAGGAGAACGTCAAGCGCAAGGCGCTGAACTGGAAGGAAGAAGTTTCGGCTGTCGCCCGCCTTCACCAGCTGAAGATGCAAGCCGATGAGGAGTGGACGCAGAGCTCCACCGCCCGCCTTCTCTCCGTATCCGACAACACGATCACCAACTACCTCATCGTCCACTCCTTCATGGAGAAAGAGGAGCCGCTGGTTGTCGCGGCCGACAACTACACCACCGCCCTCAACATCTGTTCCCGCAAGATGCAGCGGGCGGAAGTAGCCGAGGAGGAAGCTGTCGACGCGGCTTTCAAAACCGCCTTCGCCTCCCCCGTTTCCGTCAGCACCGCCGGGATGAAAAAGAATGTCGTCGAACCTGAGCTTCAAGTCGAGACGCAGCAGAAGCCCATTCCCTATCTCCTCGCCGACTTCCGAGAGTGGGCGACCAAACCCTGGGGCGGACCCAAGTTCAACTTCATCCACTGCGACTTCCCCTACGGAATCAACTACGACAAGCACAACGGGGGAGCAACTGGGCTACTGGGAAAGTATGCGGATACCCCTGAGTTATACCTCGAGTGTCTGCGCGGGCTGAAAGCCATCATGTCCGACCGAGTGGCTGACTCCGCCCATCTTATGTTTTGGCTGTCGGCCCGCCATGAAATTATCCATCAGTCCCGGCTGGCTCTTGAAGACATGGGATGGAAGCTCAATCCAGTCCCCCTCGTCTGGCATCGTTCTGACAACTCAGGTATCCTCCCTGATCCCCAACGTGGCCCCAGACAAATCTATGAGGTCTGCCTTTTCGGTTCGCGAGGAGATCGCAAGATTGTTCAGGCTGTGAGCAACCTCTTCGCTCATCCAAAAACCAAGGAGGTCCACGCCTCCGAGAAGCCACGCCCTATGCTCCAGCACTTCTTTCGCATGTTCGTCGATGAGTCCACCGTGATGCTCGACCCAACCATGGGGAGTGGTAACTCCATACTCGCGGCCGAAGAGTCGTCGCCGAAGTTTGTTCTTGGCCTCGAGGCCCTCGACGAGGTTTATGAGAACGCCAAGGTTCACCGGAGCATGGTTAAACGGCGAGACTGATATGGTCGCTTCACCCCGTACACCAGCCATACCGGAGTCCACCAATGACTATCGTAATTCTAGGAGATCACCCGGCGCTTAATGAAGCCGGGGCTCCGTTCACCAACGGATACTGGGGCTACTTCAAAGGGATGCTGCGCAAAGCGGGTATCTCCCCGGACGATTGCATCTGGATGAATTGCATTAACAGCCCCGGCGGTTCCTTCTACGCCTTCACTCAGGAAAGCAAAAGCGGTGCACTAACCGCCTTTCCACAGGTCGCTCGCAAGGCATGGCTTAAGCAGGAGTATGGGGGAGACATTCACTCCCTCTATACTACCCTACGTCGTATCCAGCCTAATCTTGTAATTGCGTGTGGGGAGCTCGCTCTCCTCGCGATGACCCACCAGAACAAACTGAAGTTTGCCCGAGGCCGGATCACTACTTCTCTTCCAGCCTGTGGAACCATCAAGGTTCTTCCGGTCCTCCATCCTCGCGCCATCCTTGCGGAGATTAAACAGGAGCCGGTCCTGCTAATGGACCTGATGAAAGCCAAGCGCCAAGCAGCCTTCCCCGAGGTTCGTCGCCCCCAACGTTTCCTACATCTGCACCCAACGATAGAAGACCTCGAAGTATTTTGGAACGAATACATTGTTACACGAACAAAGAACTTATCAGTTGACATTGAAACAAAGACCCCCGTTATAACTTGTGTTGGCATAGCTCCGTCTCCGGAGCGTTGTTTAGTTATCCCTTTTTTCGACCCAACTAAACCGGGGGCAAACTATTGGACTAGCGCGCGCGAAGAAAAAATAGCGTGGCAATTTGTATCCCGCTGTATGAACACTCCGGGGGTGCAAATCTTCGGGCAAAATTTTAGTTACGACGCTCAATACCTTTGGGGGAAAATGGGAATACCTGTATCCCAGTGGGCTAACGACACGATGGTTCTCCACCACGCGCTCCAGCCGGAGATGGAGAAGGGACTTGGCTTCCTCGCTTCCATTTATTCCGAGGAGCTAGCGTGGAAGTTTATGCACAAACGTCGTGTATCTGACCGAAGCACGAAAAAAGAGGACGAATAAAATGGCTAACGAGCCTAACCTAAACGAAGACTTCGTAGAGTTTAATCGCGCACAGTCTGACCAAGAGTTCACTCTATTCAAAATTTACACTCGAGCCCTTAACAACGGGAAAGAGGCAGGGCAATTTATGATGGACTGCACCTACCCCCTTTACCTTTTTGAAGCTTTCCCGGATCAAGTCGGACTTCTAAAGTACATGGCTAGAACCTACCTTCTTCATTGTAAAAACACAACTGGAGTTCCCTTTGAACAGTGGGTTATAGAGTTCTCGCCGGTCATGGAGCGCTACAATATTCCATCCCATCTTTTTCTTGATACCGCGAGGGACCGCGCATGGCTTCTTTAGTTTATCTCGCTAGTCCGTACTCTAGCATTAACCCAGCTGTCCGCGAAATGCGATATGAAAGAGCTCGTGTCGTAACAGCCTCACTTCTAAAACGTGGGATTCCAGTATTTTCTCCTATAGTCTACGGGAGAGCTATGGAGAAAATCATTGGGACGGACTACATTAGTTGGAAAACTTTTAATGACTGTATGTTAGACTCTTGCGCTAGTATGCTTGTACTAACGATAGATGGCTGGGAAAACTCTCGTGGTGTAGCGTATGAGATAGACAGAGCCAAAGGTCTTAAACTTCCCATCTCTTACCTAGCTGATACATAGGTCTAGCATGATAATTATCGACACACTTTCTCTCGAGGAGCAAGCCTCGAGTCTATCGGATAACGAGATTTACTGGGTTTATAACGCTCTTGATTGCTGCGTTACTTACGATGTATTTAATGTTATCGAGCCACAACTAGACGACATATCTCGTGCTACCTACAACACTTCAATGGCAACCATCCCAGTCTTTCTCGAGATGATGTTAACGGGCTTTCCCGTAAATCTTGAAAAGCGCCGCGAGGTCTTAGGGCATTATGAAAAGCAGCTAGAGCTTCTCGAAACGAACTGGACAAGGCTTTGTTCTGAGGGTCTTGGCCTACCAGCTGATAGGTCAAAGCGGGATAAAGGGAGAAAACCTCTGCCGATTAATCCTATCTCTCCCACTGACGTTCAGTACCTATTTCACACGGTCTTGCAACTTCCAGAGAAAAAGAAACGGAAGAAAGGTCAAAGCGAGGCTAAGACAACAACTGATCGCGAGGTTCTTGAGGGCTTCCGTTCTTATTACTTCGCGGAAATTTTCGTGCACTTTATCCTCGCCATCCGGGACTGTAACAAAGCTATCGGTTTTCTTCGGACAAAACTCGACGCGGATAATCGTATCCGTTGCTCTTTCAACGTGGCCGGGACTAACACGGGGAGGGCGAACTCCAGCTTTTCCGATATGGGAACGGGTACAAACCTCCAGAATATCTCGGGGAAACAGAAGAACATTTTCATTCCAGACGATGGATGGGTTCTCGCAGACATTGATCTTGAACAAGGGGATAGTCGAGGTGTTGGCGCCATCGCTTGGAACTGGTTCGTAGAAAGCCACGGAGAGGAATGGGCCGGTCGCTATCTTGACGCCTGTGAAAGCGGTGATCTTCATACGACAGTGACGCGGATGGCTTGGAATAATCTCGGCTGGCCTGACGATCTTGACCCTAAAGCTTGTCGGAAGATAGCAGACCAGCTCGCTTACCGGGACAAAACCTACCGAGACCTTTCCAAGAACCTCGGCCACGGTAGCAACTATCTTGGCCAGCCGCAAACAATGGCACTCCACGCACACCTCCCCGTATCAACAATCGCAGACTTTCAACGGAACTACTTCGAGGCTTTTCAGTGCATCGCAGCATGGCAGAAAGAAACTATTCGACAGGTCCGCGAGACTCGTTGCCTAATCACTCCCTTTGGCAGGCGGCGTTGGTTTTGGAGCGACCCAAATGCAACTTCAACACACAACGCCGCTATTGCTTACTCCCCCCAATCTACCACAGGGGAGTTCATCAACCGTGGCGCCATCCAGCTTCAGCACTACCGCAACCACACTCCAAACTTCCCGGTTAAGTTTCTCCTTCAAGTTCACGACTCTCTCGTCCTCATGATCCGGTACAAAGCCCTTCACGATGTTCTTCCAGTTATAATGGAAAAGCTTAAAGTCATTCTTCCTCTAGCAAAAGGTAGAGAGTTCTCTATCCCTCTAGGTGTGAAAGTGGGCTGGAACTATGGTACTACCGAGTTTGAAAAAGATGGAAGTGTTAAAGATAATTTCTTCGGCCTACGTAAGTGGACCGGGGAAGAGCTCCGTGAGCCACCAAAGCGACTCACGACAGTCCAAGCTATACTAAACTCCCGCATTGGAACATAGTAAACGTGGCGAGAAAAATAAAAAATTGGGTAGCGGGGTTCGAGGAACTAACCGCTTTCACAAATAGTCCCGCGCGGCTTAGGCGCTGGGCGGGGATTGCATGTCTGGCAGGGGCACTTGAGCAAAAGGTTTGGGTCCATACTAATGGGTCCCCACTTTTTCCTAATCTCTACACTATCTTTGTTGCCCCACCGGGAGTCGGAAAATCAGCTATTCTAACCTCTGTTCGTAGGTTCTGGTCTAAGCTCGCGGATCATAAAATCGCTGCGAGTAGTGTAAGCAAAGCTTCACTGATTGACGAGTTGGCGGATGCCCAACGCATCCTTATTCACCCTGGCCGCGTACCACCAACGATCGAGTTTCACTCCCTTAAAGTAATCGCTAGTGAGTTAACTGTTTTCATCCCCGAGTTCGCGACAGAGTTTATGAGTGTGCTGACAAACATCTATGACAGCGAGCCTTTTGCCGAAAGGAAAAGAACGGCGAAGCTTAAGATTGAAATTCCGCATCCGCAGATAAACTTTCTCGCCGGGACTACTCCATCCTCGTTGGTTCAACTCCTACCAGAGGGCGCGTGGGACCAAGGGTTTCTTTCCCGGACTATGCTTGTCTACGATGCTGAGGTTAAAGTTCAATCCCTATTCCGCATTCAGGAAGATGACCCGGCGCTAAACGAAAAGCTAGAAGCCGATATAAAAGAGATAGGAAATCTTTACGGGGAGTTAAAGTTTACGCCAGAGGCCGCTCAGTTCATCGACGCATGGCATATGGGCGGGAAGCTTCCAGTTCCTGACCACCCGAAGCTTCAACACTATCTATCCAGACGATCCGCGCATCTACTTAAGCTAAGCCAAATCGCTTGTGTCTCCGACAGCAATAACCTTGTGATAGAAATTGAACATATTCAACAGGCGATGGACTGGTTATTCGATCTTGAGACACACATACCGGAAATTTTCAAAGCGATGAGTAGCGGTGGCGATGGTAAGGTAATGGACGAGGCTTGGCATATGCTATTTCAGTTCAAGGCTCGTTACAAGAAGGGTGCTCCACGTTCCCTTCTAATCAAATTCATATCCCAGCGTGTTCCCTCCCACGCTGTCGAGCGCATTATCGACCTGATGGAGAAGTCCGACATGATCAGGGCGGTTGCGGAGAAAGGTGAAGGAATGCTGTACACGGCGAAAGAAAGGAATATATATCAATGAACGAGGAAACATTTCCGTGTGTTAAGCATGAGCTCGAAGATGAACCTATTTTCGATGCCGCTGCTTCAGGTGCCCAACGCGAAAAACTTAACAATCTCCCTTACGACCTCGTCCCGTTCCAAGAGTTCACCGAAGCGTATACACGCGTAGCGGAGCACGGGGCGACAAAGTATTCCGCGTGGAACTGGAGCAAGGGTCTTCCGAGGGTTCAAATTCTTGGGTCTCTGCTCAGACACACATTCGCGTATCTTCGCGGTGAGGAGCGGGACAGAGATAGTAAGCTTCTACATACTGACCACATTGTCTGGAACGCAGTAACGTTATGTCATAATGTCTATTGGGGTCTGGAAGATGGACGTAGGGTCGAGCCACCACGAGACTACAAAGAATAAAACTAGGGCGGCAAGTTTCCCCGCCGCCCTAATTCATTTATCCACAGACACTCTCATGCCTTCGGATAGCGTAGTCAATTTCATCCTTAGTCGCTTCCGCGTCAGCATCTTCCCACGACGGAAGCGACGTTTCCCAGACGAAACACAACGCTTTAACTTGTTGACTTTCTGCGGCCACGACGCTCGGGTTTACTACCTGTTGCATCGGGAGTAAGTTCCCTTGGCACGCTGTCAGCATGGCGAAGGATACGAATAGCAGCAGCTTGGTCAGCAATTCGTGCATCGTCTTGTACTCCTTCTTTGATCAGTACGTCTCGCTCAGTGTCGCGCCGCCAGTCACGAAAGGCCCTGAAAGCGGAAGAGAAGAATGCTTTCAGAATTACCCACATTAGTCGGCTTTCCCAACTGCCGTGGTCGTGACAAGGCGAAGCGCCATATTCACAAGCGCAACAGCAACAACGGCTGCGGTAGGCGAAACATGAGCGGACCAGTCGACACCGGCCAAATACGTTAGTCCAGCACTGGCCGCTGCCAAAGCTGCGTTAACGCCCAAGGTACGAAAGCCTTTCATTGGTAGTCTCCTTTAAGAACTGGGTTGTCCCCCCAGCTGGGATCGTTTATTGTGTGGCTTGCCAGTGCATTCCATCTGCTCGGCGTTCATCAAGAGAGGAACCATTACCGTTCCAATCTCCTCCCCAACGCCAGCCCTCATCGTTGAAAGCTTTAAGAACTTCGGGAAACTCAGCGAAGCGAGGAGTTCTATCTCCAAGGCTGTTTCGAGCAGGATCAAGGTCAATAGCTGCCCCGTAACTATGGATAGACAGCGTGTTCAACCCCCGCATCAAACGATACATGACACAACCACCAAAAATGCTAACACCCCAGTGATCCAAAGTTGCTTGTTTCCCTCGGGCCGCTGTCTTAAGACTATCCAGCACTCGGAGCAAAGAACCCGCACAATGTTTATGAACTCGGACTCGAGAAATTGCTTGCCCTGCGTAGGTCATTCGAAACGGAGGATGAATGTAAACTATATTCGCCGCTTCCCAAGCGGGGGAAGAACGAGTTTTATCGCGTCCTCTAGGATCACCATAAACAGATTTGTTACCCAGCACTTCTGTTTGTGTTGGCCAGTTCATTTATTCCACCTTTGTCAGCTAACCTTACGGATGATTACGTCGGTGTAGACTTCATTGTCGCCAAAACCTGCCGCGAGGCCCCAGCCCTGGTTCACAAAAAGAATGCCCGCGGCGTGCTGGATTGTGAGCTGCGACGGCACGGCCAACGTGAAGCGGCCCTGAATTCTCGACTGGCTGACCGTCAGTTCGCCGGTCGCGACAGTGCGCTCGACGGTGCCAAGGATCAGCGTCGTGCCGGACGTCTGATTCCACAGCCGGGCGCGATGTCGGCCGCAGCCATATCCGGGCGCAGTCGCGTTGATGTCATAGGTGCCAGCAGGCAGACTAATTATGTTTGCGGCAAGCGTTGCCCCTGGAATCGTATTAGTGCGAATTAGGTTCAACACGCGCGGCTGATAGGTCGTCGTAGAATTTCCACCATACGTCCCCGACGCACGCTCATCGCGGACATGCAGCATCTGATTCGACGCGGCGATTTGCCCAGTCACCCAGGCTTCCGTCGCCTGCCTGATCCAGGCGCCCCAAGTCCCACCCCGCCGGGTCTTCGTGTGCAGGCTACCATCCGCAAGAAGGGCTAGCAGGTTCTGGACGCTCCCATCGCGGCGGCGCGACCAGAGCGCGTCACCATCCGCCTGGCCAGCGGGCGCATTGGTGTTGCCGGTGCCGAGATCATAGGTCGCCGTATCGCTGATGTCCGTGTGCAGATCCTTGCCGGACTGGACCGTGTTGATCCTGACCGCTGCGGAGATGTTGTTCCTGAAGACGCCCTGCGTCGAGATATATTCAGACCCGCTGTTCGCTGCCAGCACATCGCCGGTGCCCGCGCCAGCGTCGCCCTTCTGCGCGAATACAGCCCACCGACCTAAAGCAAGATCAGTGGCAAAGGTCGCGCTTGATACATGGGGAACAACACAGATGTAGGTAGACCCACTGTCCGGCACCAGATCGGAGGGTGCATAGGTGGTCGCCGGGACCCAAGTCCCTTTCCACTCTACTAAACTATTCTCCGCCGCTAGAGCATCCGCTGCCGATTGTGCAGCTGCCATTGCTGATCCGGCCGCGTCTCCGGCAGCAGTACTAGCACTAATTTTTGCGTCAAAAATATCCGCTAAGAGAGCTTCGGGGGAGTTATTCGGCGTTGTCTTGACAGCCAGCGCGACATCTGCTGCGAGTTCCTGTGTGATAAAAGTAAGTTTATCCCACACATCCTCAACAACACGAGGATCATATTTTTGTTGCGAGGATACGCCGACGAGCTGAGTCAACGAAGTTTCTCGATAGAGGTAGAACGGCTGTAGAGCTACTGGGGCTGCGGCAAAAGTAACAATACCTCCTTCACCACTCGGATTAAGAGTGACCGTAAAGCCTGAAGTAACTGGAATCAACTCCAGACCAACGATATTACTTACTTTAATCTCAGCGGCATTTCTCCCCTCGAAAGAGAAAGAAAAGACAGTAGTAACTCCATCACCAATGCGGACGACACCAGCTTCAACTGTTGATACAGACATTTTATTCCCCGATCATTGCATCGCCAACTCGGTCAAAGAATTGCCGAAAAAGGAAGTGGTTTTGGAACGGAATGAAAACCTGACGTATAGAGCGAAGGTTTCTAGCTTGCTGTTTTGGGTCATCGGAGTTAATTTGCATAACTACCGTGGCCATTTTTTCTGCTTGGCTGTACGTAGGTCCAAGGAGCGTACCAAGAAGACCCCCAGGTTTCGTAAACATACTTGGTTGCTCCCCGTTAACCATGGGTACAGCATCAGCTGCGTCGGACGCTATGCTTAGCACACCCAGATAGCCCGACCTTTTTACCGCCTGCCATAGCCAATCTTCTGCATCCATCTCTTTAGCTTTCTCGAGTGTTTTACCACCTACACTTATCGCATAAGTATAGTATGAAAGCGCGCCAAAGGCAAGCGAAAACGCTATCCCCTGCATTAGGTATGGGTCATTCCCCTGCAGCCCACTCATCGCCATCTTTGAGGTGGAGGAGAAGGTAAATGATTTGAACTGGGCCAGCATAGAATAAGCGAGATTTTCATCCGTCCAGTTGGGACGTTCGAGTCCCGGCGTTACGATAAGATCATTTACCTCTTTCAGAACGGCAGCTTGGTAAGCTTGGTAAGCAGCTGGATCATCCCAGTTATCTACGTTAGGGAGAATGCCGCCGTTGGAGAAGTTTTCAATGCCGCCGGGCCGTTCGAGCTGAAGAGCAATCCGGTGAATATCCAGATCGGACAAACCCTTATTGCGCAGATACGTCCGCATTTGCAAAACATCAGCGGTTGGCTCAATCCCTTCTCGCCACGCTTTTGCGACAAGAGGAATATACGAGGTCATCGTTGCATGAACTATGTTTCCGGCGATTGTTTTCATTCCGGCGGTCCAGTAATCATACATCGCGAATAGGCCAGTCTTTTCGGACAAGAACGAGATGCCACGCTCTAGCTTCGTACGGCCGATGCTGTCGTCCGCAAGATCGAAGAGGGCCTGAGAGCGTCCGTGCATGACAGGTTCGAGGTTCAGTCCGATTTGACGATTAACCTGCTTAGAGCGAACTCGGAACGCTCGTGTCTCCGCGCTAAGCTGATTAATGAACGGACGCCACCCTCGTCCCAGTGTCTTGCCTATTCCATACCGGACAATTGGCCGGGCAAGGTCAGATACAGACGCGGTAACAACGCCGCCGAGCATGGTAAAGACATTGGCACTTTTAATCGCCTTTCCCGTCCTCCACATTATAGAACCAGAGTCTTGCGGAACTGTACGCGTATGGCGCAGTCGTTGTATCGCAACGTCTACGTCACGAGTCGAAGCTTTCACCGCGTCGTTAATAGATTGTGCTAGTTGGTTACGAAGCTCTGTGGAAATTTCAACGAACCCAGCCTTTGGCGTATCCGAAAAACTTTGCGGCCCTAAGTACACATCATCAAACTCCCCAAGGTCTGTAAGGGATTTTTTAACCCGCGCAGAAAAAGCCGCTGCTTTGTCCGTCCAGCCCTTAGGGAGTTTCACGTACTTAGCAGTGCTTATTCTATTTAGATGCTCGGTCGCCTCAACTTGCATATCACCGAGAAGAGATTTCGCATTAGCACTTCCGTCAAAAGCTCGCCAAAGTTCAAGGTCCGGCCCCATGACTCTATCATAGGCGCGAACATTAAGCTCCACGTCTTTAATGAGCCATTTCTGCTTTATGCTGTACGGAAGGTTCCAGGTACGAAGTAATTCAGCACCTCGAGCGTCTTGTCGCAACGCATGGTAGGCCGGAGAAAGTTCAACCTCCGTGTTCATTAATTTCTGATGCAGCATCGTAGCCATCTCACGCGCTTTCTCGCGAAAGTCGGGCGCATCCGTTTCTGTAGGATCGCCGCTACGTTCGCCTCGAGCAGACCACGTTTGCTGGAAATCACCGTCGAGTGTAGTCAACTCATGCTCAATCTGCGCTTTCATCCTCGCGCGTTCCTCAGGCGTTAGGACTTTTACGGCCGCCTCCTCCAAACGATCTTCGAGGTCCGCTGCTTTAGCGGAACGAGCTTTCACCAGCCTCGTCGCATCAGAGATAACCTCCTCGCGGATCAGCTGAAGTTCGCTAAGCTGTTGATCAAATGCGACGTTCTTACCCTCGACCATTTTAAGTCTGAGCAGCAGATCGTCATACTTAGCCTTGGCCGCTTCAAGAAGTTCAGCAACCTTAGCACGAGAGACTGTGTTGTTTCGTTTGCTCTGGAGCAGCTTGTGCATGTTTGCTTGACGAGCACCAATCGTCTTCACCATTCTTTGTAAAGCTACGTTTACTTTCTTTAGCTCAGCGTCGCTTTGCTTTTGAACAAGCCCTATTTGTAGGTCAACCTTTTCAATTTTTGGAAGTTCGGTACGGAACATACTGGAGATAAGCTCGTCCACTTTGTCTATTTCAAGCTTCAGCTTGGCTGTTTTCTCAGCTGCATCCCCACCAAATTTACGATACGCTTTCGCCGCTTTCATCAGCTCCTTACGGTCATCTTGAAGCTTCTTAACCTCGGGAGTCATATTCTCAGTAAGGTTCTTTTGAGCCTCTTTAAGGGCTTCTTTCGTCCAGTTTTCGTCGCGAGATTGCTTCAACAATTCAAGACGTTGCGACCGAAACTCTTGCCACTCAGGAAGCTCCTCGAGAAACTCAAGGTCGCTTTCAACTTGCGCAAGGCGACTAGAAATCATTTCAGGAGTTAGCTCTGAAACATGCTTCTCAAATTCGAGAGCTCCTTTACGCTTCGCATACCGGAGACGTGCTTTCGCGAAAGCTTCTGTCAAACTCTTTTCGTTGTGTTTCGCTACGTCGTCTAGAAACTCGTTAAAGTTTTTCATCAGAGCTTGCTTGTCGATGATGTGATGGGCGTACTCTTCTATACCGGGGCCGAGATTTTCTTTTGTGAGTTCCTTAAACAGCGGCTTTACGTCTAGGCCGTTTCGAGCAAACTCTTCTAAGTATTGAGTCTGCCGTGCAGTGTAGTTTTCATAAAACTTTTTGAGCGCCGCTACAGAGTCAGCGAAGTCCGGGGAAATTTCACCTGTGTTCAGCGCATCAAATACAGCCGCTTTGTACTGACTGTAGTTAAGCTTTCCTTTCGGCATCCGCCCGAGCATGGACTTAAGCTGCGTAACTGCAGTGGAATTAAAATCGAAACCTTTATCAGTCCCGTGAATGTATTTGTAAAAATTTTTATCAAGTGCGGAGGTGAACTCGTCAATGTATTTGCCGTACCCGCGAATACGCTCGATGACAGTTCCGCCGCTTGCGGAAGGTTCGACTAAATCAAGCCCGGCTTGCTGCAGCCCGGACATATCTAGTTTCGCTATCCCATGACGCAGGGAAGGGAAGAATTTTTGTGTTAGCATTCGGTAACTCGGAGACACACGACCGAGAGTGTCAAGGGCAGCTTGCCTTAAGCGCGATGGTGCCGCTTTAGCCCCGAGAGTATTCCGCGAACGAGGAACCGCCGCACCAACTGACCGGGCGTCGGCAGACGTTGAGGTACGTATGGTCGCTTCATTAGGTGAAAGGGCCATACCTTTATCTCCCAAAGCTTCCCGCGCCCTAGGATCATCCGCCGTTTCCAGCATCGTGTATAGCTGGTCGTCCAGCTTACCTTCTGCTAAAGCCTGCTTCAACTCCGCTTCTTTGTAGATCTGCGTCGAGCCAGCTTTTTGAAAACTATCCACACTACTTTGCGGGATACTAATTTCTGCGCCGTCCTCCGCGTGAAGCGTAATTGCATATTCATTATCCTGAAACCATTTTCCACCAGACCCAGCAGGAACTTTAGAGAAACGGGCGGTTACACCTTGAGCTACTTGGGTTGTTAGGTAGCTTTTTCCATACGCTAGTTGGTCTTCTGGTGTCTTAGCCTGAGCTCGAGTAACCGGGCCGACAGTTAGCGCACGATCCTTGAACGGGATATAGGTTCCGTCAAGATCAGCTTCGTCTAAAAGTTCCTGCACCTGCTCTGGGTCACGTATACCAAGCTCTAGCGCCTCTCGCTTAACGTCAGCTGCTGTTGCTTTCTCTGTCCTAACGACAGTGCTATTACCGGAGGGTACATCAAGCGCGCCAGTTGGAACCTCGGCTCTTTTCTGATTAAACTGCACGTCCTCGATAAGCTTGGAGCGTGCGCGCCCGGAGAGTCCAAGCCACGCTCCACCAAGCATCCCCATCAACAGTGTGTCCATCGCGACGCCAGAGTAAAGCTCCGCTTCAGTTCGCGTCTCTTGGTTCAGGAACAACGCCCCGTTTTGCGCCGTTGCCCCCGCAGCTGCGAGGCTTAGTATCTGCGCGAAACCCTTCGCCCCACGAGCTTGTCCAGCGAAGGGGATAAAAGCAGTTGGGGAAAGTATTCCGGCCCCAAGCGCTGCAACGGTTCCACCCCAACCACCAGCGGCGAGAACTTGTTTATCCTGGAGTTCTTTTTGAACTTTTCCAAGAGTGAAGTCAAACTCTGCTTGCGAAGTGGAGGCAGATAGAAGTGGCATATAGTCAAGTGGGAGTTTCCGCTCATTAAATGTGCTCAGGAAGTCGAAAGCGTCATCCGGCGGAAAGACAGGCTTGCTTATGTAGTCAAGCAAGTTAACAACATCGTTCTCAAGGTTGAACGCAGAAGACATTACCTCTTGGAAGGACGGGTTAAGCTCCGGTCCTTTCTCCGCAGAAGGAAGATACAGAGGCTGAAAAAGATCGGTCATTCGTTCATCCTTTGCATTTCATTTGCTACCTCAGTAGCGAGACTCTTTGGAATACGCAGCTCTTTCGCGATAATCATTATCATTGCGTCTCCCGGAGTACCGGCACTTGAAAAACCGTTTAGACGTTTAGACAAACTTTCGTTACTTTCCAGTCTAGACATAAACTCGGTCGCTAAGTTACCAACGTAGATAGAAGGTTCTGTTGTCAAAGCCTCTGGTGCCATATAACCTTGCTCAACAGCCGAAGCTATAGAAGCTTGGCGCTTACGCTCCACTACATCAATCTCACTTATCAGCTTTTCAACCGCTTCAGGTGAAGTGGGAAAGTTTCTCTCGCGCTCAAGTTTCCCCTGGAGCTCCACAAGTTGATCGTTATACGCGTCTACGTAAGACAAGGAGTTAGTTACTTTAGCGTCCTCAGTAGCTACGTCTCTCGAGCGCTTCGCTAATGCGTCACCGCCAAAGCGTCCCGGAAGTATAACAGCCTCGCCGAACTTCCCAACCCCAAGAACTTTATAGGTTGGAAGCGCCCCAGATCGAACCTCTTTATCCGTAACGTCATCTGGGATAAGAACAGCCCCGTCTTTACTCGCGCCAGCTGTGGCGGCAAAATCCGAAATGGCGGAGTATAAAAAGCCAAAGTCCCCATCCGTTGTTGGATAGTATTTTTCAGGTGGATGACGCATAAGCACTGCCGTGTCCTGGATAACTTCTTTACCGGCTGGAAGTAAAGGGTACTTAAACGACGAGCGTGTCTGAGAAATCCCGTACAAAGTATCTAATGAGCTTTGCATATAGGCATCAGCTGCCTCGGCATTTCCATAAATACGGTAGCCGTCCAGATATGCAGCGTTAGCATCAACCATAAGCTGCCCTTCCAACGACGGGTTCATTTTTGTATTCGGGGCGAAGGAGAACCAACTGTCGAAAAGATCGGTTACTTTGTCCGAAGTCGGGTAAGCTTCCGAGAACAGCTTTGAAGCTTCAGTCGTAAGTTGCGTCGGTGTTTTACCTGTCGTCTGCACAACGTCCGTAGCCATTAGATATTTCTCAAACGCTTTATCCGCGTTTGGCTCACGGCTAGCTATATTTTTATACAGCTGCACTTCGGCCACAGTTTCTTTGGAAAAGCCACTCCGGGAAAGGATGCTCGTGTCACCAGCTATCGCCGAGGCAAGAAACGCGAGGGCAGCCGGAGCAGTCTCACGACTACCAAGTGCCGCAGAAAAAGCGTCAACAGAGCCTTCGGGAAACAGACGAGCTTGTCCTACCGCCCATTGGAGTTTTTCATACGATGCTTTATCCCCGGTCGCAATGCCAGCGAAGCTATCTTCACCAAACCATTTACCAAACGCGGAGATCTCAGTCGTAGATAAAGGGTGCCCGGCGGCGAGAGAGTTACCTACTGTCGATACACTTTTCTCAGCAGCTCGGAAGACCTCTTGCCCGGAATTAAACTTCGCCGCCGCTTCCGCATCCCAGTTTGGAGACTGTTTCAGCAAGTCAAGGGCGCCAGGTTGATTACTATACCCAGCATTATAAGCGTCGTTCAGGAACTTCTCACGCTGCAGTTTAAGTTCACTTTGCATAGCAAGCTGTTGTTGCTTAACAGCGTCGGCGGCCGCATTAGCAAACGACATTTTGGTCTCAAGACTTAGGTCAGCATAGCGTGGGTCTGACCAAACGTTGGGATTAGTCACAGAGCCTGTTCCGCCTCCAGCAAAACCTTTCTCCCCAGTCATTATTTCAATGAAGGCAGCGTCCCCTAAGGTACCAAGCCCGGCCCACTCCAGATCATTCGGGTTAGCACTTCTAGGTTTCCCGAGAACATCACGAAGAATTACAAGCTGTTGTGGATCGCCCGAAGCGAGAATTTCGCGAAAGGTCGCGCCGGAATAATACTTATTGAATTGAACTTCCGCCCAGTGTAATGCGACTCGGTCCTGCCACTCAGGTGAAAAATTCGGTACAGCTATTCCCGTCGCTCGTTTGTAGGATTTTGAAGCTTCTCTCCAGGTTCCCAAAAGAAATTGATAGCGGCCCGCAGCAGTGCTTTCGCCCGGTGCCTTAGACGACGCCGCTGGATGATCTTCATACCCTTCAAATGAAGTTCCTCCGTTCCACATGTTGTAGGCGGGAGCTTCGTTCTGTGCGATGGCATTAAGAATGGCCCTTTCCTGCGGGAGAAGTCCAGCTGCAACTACGTCGGCTCCACTTGATCCGTCGGAGACTGCACCATAGCCAGCGGCATTTTTTTCAATGACTGTGCTAAACTCAAGCCCTTGAAGGATCGCCCGGCCATTGTCTATGAAGGAAGCTTTATCTGCCTCGGACAATCCGCTACGAGTAACCAGTTCCTCCCAATTAGCTTGAGCGTCCTCAAGACTTACCCCGCCACTTTTAATGCTCGAACCGAGGGTATTAAGACCTTGGTTTAGATTTTTTGTGTCAACAGTATCAAGCAAGGTAAGTTCTTGCGAGAAAGCGGAGCCCACACGAATAGCCCGATCTTGCGCAAGCTTCGCTTTCATTTCCTCTTGAAAACGCGGGGGAACAGTTTTTAGGAAAGCGGCTTCTCGCTCCGCGAGCATGGTATCGTAGTCACGAGTCAAACCGGCTGGAGACGCAGAGCGTGCCCGAGAAAACTCGGTAAACTCTTTTGCGGAGTCTTGTTGGTAACGAAGAAACTGTGTGTCCAGCTCAAGGCCCTTGGAAGCCTGAGCACGCCTATCATACACGGCAGCAATTTCTTCCTTGGACTTTAGATAGCCAAGACCAGTTTGCGCAAGCCTACTTACAGCTTCGCCGAGGCCAGCTGTCGCTTCGCTTGCAATTTGGCTAGATTGATCAGAGATTAGTTGAGGCTGTAGCCCGCCACTAGCACGAACAGTTCCTATAGCCATTACGACGCCCCCATGTAACTTGGCGAGGTGAGAGCCAAGCGGCTTTTGTTATACTCATTCACCATTGTTGCACCGGAAAGATAAGACGTGCCAGCGCCAAGTACGGAACTAAGCAAACTTAACTTACTTGCTTTTTTCAAAGCTTTCGCTTCCGCTCGCATAGAACTTTCTTGGCGCTTTGTGTTCTCAAGCTGCACATCGCGCTTCAGCCCTAGTCGCTCACGATCTCGCGTGGCTAGACTTTCCGCCCCGGCGCGTCTAAGCAGAAGCGAGCCTGTGGAAGAGTTAATTCCGCTCGCGTCCATCTGAGCTACCATCGCGGCAATTTCAGCTCGAGCCGATTGATCTTGGTCGGCAATGTCTTGATTAGCAGCAAATACTTCCCGCTCTGCTTGCTGTTTAAGCAAATCAGCATTTTGCGTTGCTATAGCAGATTGGTACTGCGCGTTTTGATATTGTGCAACCCCGCCTAGGAGCGCGGAGCCTGCCATTAGATACGGGGCTAGTGGGGCTAGGGCGGCCATTATATACTCCTAGTGTATAGTTTGCGCTCGAACTCTTCAGACAATTCTTTGAAACCGAGGAACAAAAGCAATGCTTGGTTTCTTGGCTCAGTAAGCTCAGCTTCGGCGTAGACAGTCGGGGCGTTAATAAGGTATTGAAACTCAGTAACTAACGCCGGGGCTTTTCGCAAATTCTTTAAACCGCCACGTACAGTTTGCCCCCAAAGAACCGGGGGCGTAAGAAAGCTTCTACGCATAACCCCTATCAACATTATTTCTGGGTACAACCAGATAGAAGTTGTAAGGTGTGCAACCGCCCTCGGTGCAGCTACTTCTACTTGCTCCCACATTCATTCCCCCACATCGAGATCAAAAGTGAAACCGATTATTCCGGCAGCAAGCGGATACTTCTGCTCGAAGCATATCTGAGCATCTAAATCCCAGCCGCCACTACCCCAAAGATCAACTAAGGTTAGCTCGGTAAAAGTCTCGAGTGGATTATCCCAGGCTTCATCGCGACGAGACGGGAGTTCTTCTAGGGTTTCATAGGAGGTACCAAGAGCGAGTCCTCTAGTCCGAAGCTGCCGGAGTGCAATGCTGCGGAGGCTCATTGGAAATCCGCCCAGGACGTAGTTTGGAAGTGACAATGGTAGAGTTTTAGCCCTGGATGAATAGCCTAGCCCCGCAAGAATATAGGCTGACTCGTTCACTACAGAGACTTCTCCGCCTACTACCACAGCGTCATAACTTGCGTCGCCATCGTTAAAAACACTTACTGTTTCCCCTTCTAACCACCAGAGACCCTGAAGGCTGGACACTGTAGTATTATAACCCCATGCTCCCGCAGCCACAGTGACTTGGTTCTTTTGGTACTGGGCACTAATGACCGGAAGTCGCATCACGGCGAGAGTCAACGAAGCCCCTACAGTATCCACACGGAACATACCTCCGGAGATGTAGATAACTTGATCTACAGCTGCCCACGAAAGATCAGACGCGTCGAGAGTCCAAACGGCGTTTTCGTTCGTGTCTCGGTCTCGTGTAAGAGTAGCGGAGAATGCCGGCCTAATTAAAGACCGCGCGGCTCCAGCATCTACGTACCACATGGAGTCGTAATCTTTATCAAAACGGGGCTTTTCCCGCTCGAGAAAAAGAACCTCCGTCCCGTTGATATTGCGAGTTACTGTTTGGTAAGTGAGATCGTAGTTACTTTCCCGAGCAACCTGGATACTTTGATAGCGTCCTTTAGTCCTGTACCGTGACCAGCCGTATACTTCCAGATTTCTTTCGTACGTAAGTTCCGCCCGCTGCCCGTCCTCCCGCACAAAGTGCAGGAGTTTATGTGGCTCAGGGGCCCAAGCATTTGAGATAGCTTGGTTTTCTGGCCCGAAGAGATGCGTGGACAAAACGAGAATGTCCTGCATCTTGAAGCTATTGGTGTACTCCGTGTAGACCATCTGGTTCAGTTCACTGAACAACGAGGTCATAAACAGAACATCCATGTTAATTGCGATAGGGTCGAGGTCGCTTACGCTGACATATCCTTGCCGCTCAGCGAGCGCCGAGGTCGCTGTAATCGCAACGTCTTCGCCGCCTCGAAGCTGCGTTATCCCATCCTCCGTGAAAAGCATGAGGCCGTAACGGAGAGCGAGCATATGCTTAATCGGCCTTTCACTTTCGGCGTCGATCGTGTAGCTATAACTGTCAGTAGCGACTGGCGGGAAGGAGACACTAAACTTCCCCTTGTCGTTTGCGAGGGAACCAACTACGGTAAGCGGCTCCAGTGCAAGGCCAGCGTAAACTCCGCGTTGCTGAAATCGTGCATAAACAGACGGGTAGTTTCCACCCGTGAAAAAGTCTATCGGGGTCGGAAGTGTCTTTGTGTTGTCTGCAGTTATATTCCGGTCTACGAAAGTTAAACCTGTCGTATAGCCGACGTAACCGAGCTGAGCTCCGGCAGGATAGGTGGTGGGATACACTAGCGATCTATAGACGTTGTAGCGAGTTGCTCCAGTAACAGCAGACCAGCTAAGTGTAAAGTGCCCAGTGGTTGTAGTGTAGTTAACGATTGAGTTTGTGATTAGCTCAACCGACGAAGCAGACTCAACTCCGTCGACAACCGCTGTCACTGCGAACCCTACAGAAGCAGCACCAGCTCCCGAGGGCGTTCCGACAAGCCCGGTAGGGGCTGGGGGTAGAGAGTTTGAAAAAGTTGTAAGCGCCCACGAGGTATCCGTGATACGCTCGATAAACGTAGGAAGCCGTGTGTCGCGTGTAACAACGAGTTTTTTCGCGTCTTGATAAACTTTAATTTCTGCCAAATCCGCGTCACTGAAAGTAGTTGTTAGTTCGTAAACAGGCGCCCATTGAACCGAACCGTTCGGAACAACCTGCCCGATAGGAGAGGTAATCGTGAAGGTGCCAGCGGTTCTCGCCGTTACAGAAAAATACCCACGAAAAATACCATCATCCACCCAGACAAGTTGACCTACAACGAGGGTGTTCGCGGCGGTTACTACACCCGCCGCGATAGTCCCGGCAGCGTCAGCCGCTGAATGAAGAAACTTTCCGTCTTTAAGAACACGCATTTTATTGAGCGTGAAGAAGATGGTAAGGTCATAACTCTTCGTTCTAAACCGCGCGAACTTATGTGGCTGGACAGCGAGCATAGAAATAAATTCGGTGCCCGCTCGATTAAGCAGACCGCCATGATAGTCGATGAAAAAGTTTTCCACTTCGGCTAGGGCCAAGGGATATTTTTGCAGGTCGAGGCGACCGTAGAAAGCTGGAGAAACTTCTCCCACAATAAAAGCAAAGGTTTGATTTTTCTGCGTCACTGAACCAAACTCCCTACGCGGAAGGTGGTCGTGGGATAATAGAAGCGGGCAGAGACCCTTGGAACAGCGAAGCCAGTTCCCTCATAAAATGAGGGAATGGAGTCGTAATAAGTATCGTCGCTATTTGCGATGCCTGCGGCGGCTGCGCTGATAAGTTCAAGAACTTGATTTTCCAGCTTTTGCGTAACCGCCATTTTCCCGGTCTTACTCATGTTTATGCAAGCGGCGAGAGCCCAAACAACACAGCGGTACAAGTCAGGCTCCCACTTAATCGGAACCGGATCGTCAATCGTGTAGTTGAGAATGGCGAGCTCAGTGTTGGAAAAAATTAGATTTTCCGCCCCGACCCTGCCGAGTTGAAAGCGTGAAAAATCCTCCATGTACTGGGGCAAAAGCATATCTGGCGGATAAGCGTAAGAATACAAAAATCCAGGTGCTGGATCGGTGTTGGCCCAAGGAAGATTTTCATCCCGAACTTTCGCGAGAGATAGACGCTGTATGCCACGGACACTTGGCCAGTGCACTGCTGTCATAACCGCTTGTCGGGCCACTGGGTACCAAAGGCTTAGAAGATCAGTGGCACGAGTGCTTGTCTCTGGGTCCGTCACAACTGGATCACTTCCAACCGCGGAAAGTGCTTGGTTGTAAAGGTTCCGAAGATTTTGCATAGCGGACTCCGAATGTGAGGGTAGCGGAGGACCAAAGCCCCCCGCCAATTATTTTACTCTTCCGATTCGTCTTCGGCTTCCACCGCTGCTTCGGCTTGGCTGAGAATCCGGGCCGATTGCGGAACCAAGCCAGCTTCGAGTTGAACAACGCCGGGCAAATGCAGTACGTTGTTCACATCGTAATGTGGACGAAGAAGGCGGACCCAGACTTTTCCGGGTTCAGCCGGAGTACCGAGAATAGCTTTGTCTTCTTTCTCGGCGGCTAGTTTAGCCGCTTCGTCATCTCGTTTGAGATGTGCCGCAAGGGAGGTTGGTTTAGCCATGGCTTACCTATTCCCTTGTGCGGGATATGCACGATAGCGACGAGTATCAGCGACGAAATCTACTGACAAAGTACCGCCAGTAAACACGGCTGTTCCGACAACCAAGCGCCAAGCCAGGTACCGCTCGAACAAATCGGAGTCCGGGACGGGGACGAAAAGATCACCTTTCACCGTTTGCGCCAGTGTAAAGACTGGACTGGAGAAAAGTGTCGTTGCGGACGAGAGCGCCGCATTGTCGTCCGTGACGAGGATAAGCTGGGCAGTCGCAGCGCCACCGGAAGTACCACCACGGAAGTTAATATCCCAACCGGGACCGTAGGGTTTGGCGAGCAGCCCATGGTTCCGCGCGGCACCAAGGTCCATTACGCCAGCCTGTCCAGACCCCGGAAGGACTAGAGTAGTAGTCGCTACGGCAAAGCCACTGAGAGCGACTTTATACGCTGGCGACAGAAGTTTGTCAACAATCATGGGAGTGTCTCCTTACACCACACGAGCTTCATCAACACGCATTACGTCCATGCGGCGAATTGGAATTTCTTGGAAGCTGTCAACTTTTTTACCACCAACCTCCATTATTTGCAGAGTCGAGTTTTTCACAACATTCGGAAGTTGCTGACGCAACGCTGTCTTGAACGAGCGGTCCATGTAGAAAACAGGGCGGCAGTTTTCCAACGACGGAATGTACTCCATCGCTTGGAACATCAGCTTAGGCAGGTTAGCTCCGGTGTAGCCAGTGATGGTCGGATCATCGCCCAGCAGACTCCGGTCAATGTTCGCGATCCGAACTACGTAGCGGTAGTCCTGAACAACCAGCCCCAAGTCCCACCGATAGTGCGTACGGTACGCTTGGAAGTAACCTGTAGAAAGGTTATCCGCCGTGCGACCAAGGGCCGTGACCTCACCCAGATCTTTAACCGCGAGACCCGCCTTCGAGCCTTTCGGGAAAATACCATAGATGGTGTTGGGTCCCCAGCCTACCAGCAAGATGCTTCCGTTATCAGTGCCAGTTCCGCCAGCGTCGATAACTTGCTGGGCAGTACCGGTTGTACCGACTGCGGCAAAGTGCGGCATGATGCCAGTGATGGCTTCGGGAGTGTTGTCTTCGCTTTCGTATACAAGCGAGGTTGCGACTTTCTGGTTGAAACCCTCGATGTGAGCGGCGTCTTCCTGCATACGGAAACGAGTCGTATTTCCGTTAAGGTCGGCCAAAGCTTTATCAACTTCGGCATAGTCTTCCAGCATCCCGGTGGACGCGGTAACTTGCGCACGGGTGCTTTTGGTCGGCTGAACGCCTTGGTACAGACGGCGCCAGACAGGGGAAGGCAGGCCAGTCCTGATGGTGAAGCGATGACCAGTTAGAAGGTTGCCCTCCATGAAGGTCATCTCAGCGTACATTTGGTTAGTCTGGTGCAGTAGTTCGCCGAGGTCTGTTACGGCGTCGTCCGGCCCGAGGGCCTGCAGAAAATCTGCAAGGGTCGGGTTGAATGGAACGTCAGGGAACAACATTGGTTAGTTTCTCCAGGTTAGGATTTATTAGTGGAAGTGTAGATGTTGTCGCCCAATTTTCTGGCCGACGCCGCCTTTCCTGCCCCAACTACCGCAGCACCCTCGAAGTGAGGGGATGCGAGTCGGTGCAGGATTTGCAGAATTGCAGGGTTATTTCCAGCGCCTGTAAGGTCGATCGCCTTGAAAAACTCTTCCCCGGCTCCAACGGAGATAAGGGCCTGCATTACTTTCCCCGCTTCTGCCTCGGGGTTCTCTTTGTACTCTGGCAAGGTTTTAATTTGATCCCGCCAGTCTTGGTTCATTTTAGTGTAGGCTTCGAGATTGGCCTGCTTAACTTGGGCCGCAATACTTTCGGTAGCTGTTTTAAGCGCCGAGGTATGAAGGTCCATGAACTTTTGCCCGCGCTCCTGCGGGGTTAGTTTGTCATCGGAGATAAGATCAGCGAAAGCCTTTCCCGCTTCTTCATCAAGGGTAAAACCCTCGGGAAGAGTGACAGCGGTGAGATCGAAGGCGGGGGGAGCTTCCGCCCCTGCGCCCGTTTTCGCCTCCCCGTCTTTCTCCGTCGTGGCGGCTCCTTCTCCCTCTGCACCGCCAGCCTTCTCCGTTAGGAAAGTGGCGGGAGAAGGAGTCTCTACGCTTGCAGCAGCGGCCCCTTCTCCCGTAGCCGCTGCAGGGTCCAGAGCGTCAGCAGCGGCGCCACCTCCATCGCCCACACCTTCGGGGGTATAGAAGGGAGCGAATTTCGTCCATTTATTTTTCATCTTGTGCAAGCTCCTCAAGCATTAGAGCGGGGACCAAACGTGGCGCCACCGAGGTTAAGATGTTGGCAAATTCCAAGCCCGCTGCTTGGATGCCTTGGTTGTACCCATTCTGGACTGGGCTAAGATCGAAGACTGAAGATGGAGGAAGCACACGGCAAAACGATAGGAAGTACCGCACCAAAGCTCTAAGGTGCTTATCCTCCTCAATCGAACGGACTGCAAATTGCAAATGCGCTTCGAGGGAAAGTTCCTCAGTTTGCACTGTTGAGTCGTCAGCCATACTTTATCTTCCTCCTTCTACGAGCCTAGCACATTCGCCCCACGGCGTCAACCCGCCCCTATCCGAGGAGCGATTGAACCGCATTCATACCTCCACCAACATCTACGTTTCCGAGGCTTTGCCCGGCGGCACCAAAGTTTTTCGCTACCTCGGATGTTTGAAGAAGTTGAGCCATTTCGTTCTGCGGTGTGACAGCCTCCTGAACTTTTTCGTCCTCGTTGAGAGCGCTCGGGCGAACACCAAGACCCTCAGCGTATTGCTTGACAATGTCGAGGATATTAACTTTAGGCTGCGCTTCGGGCCAAGCCGGGATAATTTGTCCGATGAAGGCTGTGAAACGCTCTAGAGTTGCAACGTCACTTGCTTTCTGAACATCAGACAGAATGTTAGAAAATTCTATCTGGGCCCCTTCGGCGTCAGGCAATTCGGGAACCAGCTTTTTTCGCGCGCATATCCCGTATACACGCTTAACGACTACTCCAATGTCATCGAGGTAGCTCCGGTGAAGAACTGGGCCAAGCACAACCAGCTTTTCCTCTCTACGAGCGTCTATCTCGGTGGCGCTACGAACGGTCTCGAGACTTGAGATCATGTCGAAGAGGTAGTTAAAGAGTCCGTCTTTGATCGCCTGAACAATACGCTGCCGCTTTATCTCAAGCTCTTGGAAGGGCATTGTTACTGTATAGACTGGACGTGCCCCGTTTTGTTGGCTTAGGTCATTTGTATATGTGATGCCGTTAGCGCCGAACGCCTTGGGTTTATTGCGCATGGAGGTATGGGCAAGGATCGGCGGGGCCAGCATTTTGTCAAGTCCTTGGTCGGACTTATACTCCAGGTTCTGTAGCTGCACAGCTTTACCCATGACTGACAAAGTGGGCGGAACACCGTAGGTACAGTTATCCGGGCAGGACCAACGAAGCACAGCCACTGGCCATTCATGTAGCGGGCGCTTCGCTAGATACGGTGGAGCCTCACTGATAGAAGCGGAAAACCAATACAGTTCACGGTACGGATGGTTGGTCAGGAGAAGACCATCTCCCGGAAAATTTTCCTCAATCAAATGTGAAACCACGTACAAGGTGCGAGACTGGGCGCCGCCCGCTTTCGCTCGCATCACAATATCTTTTGTGAGCGCCTTCTCCCCGAACTCTTCAAGAAGGTCTGCCGCTGTCATACGAAACTCACGGGAAAATTTAATAATTCGATTTGAGCTGTCAGTGGTGAGAGCATAGGAACCCGGCGGGCACACAGTGAATTTACAGACGTAATCTCTGTCCTCGTAACACAGCAACGCGCCCGTGCCGATACCGCAGCCGTCGTAAACTTGCTCAGCCCGGCTGTCGTAATAATTAGTCCCGGCGAGAACTTCGAGGATTTTAGTCCGAATGGCTGAGTATGCCGGACTTGCCCCGTTATCACCCTCTTCGTAGGGCTTTGTTCCGGGCTTTTTAATATTCACCCACTTACGGGCAGGCGACGTGACCCCGTTCATAAATCCCGCTGCAAGAACAATAAGCGCCAGTGCCGGCTCGCCGTCGAGAAGTTTCGGATTGACAATCCGATCAGGGTCTTGCGGGGAGAGAGCAGTAGTGCTTAGGAGGTTCGCGTAGAGGAAAGGGTAAAAGCTTTCGTTAAGCTTTCTCCACACGTGAACCCATTTTTGCTGCTCGGTTTTAGCGGTCGTAAGGGTATCACGACTCCGCTTTACATGCTCGTAATCTTTGTCCTTATTAATCATTTATCCCTCCGGACGTGCCTATCGGCCTCTTGGTCCCCCCGACCGCTTTGCTAATTGCTCCGCCGGGCGCTACTGCTCCGGGGGCCGTACCCGGTGCAAAGTTTCGCGTAATTTGCTGCCTTCCACGAGCGCCAGAGTATAGGCGTCCTAGGAAAGAGTTACCAGAAGCTTCGCCCTGATCCCCGTAGAAGCTAGCTGCGGTAGAGGCATACGGAAGGTTAATTTTTTCCGGAGTCGGCGCCTTTTTCATTTTGTCACCTGTATTGGGTTGTATTTAGAAGAGGTTACCGCTGCGTAAGGATTAACGTCAGCGTAGCTGGCTGCATGGTCTTCGATCGGAGGCTCTCCATTATTTGCCGCGTTTGGATGCGCAAAGGCTTCTTCGAGGTAAGGGTAGGCGAAAGTAATCGCCAGAGCGTCCGCGTCATCTGGTGAGATACCGAGACGACGACGAAGGTCTTTTTTACTCTCAAGCTGAAGCTTAACGTCTTGGGCGAACGTGTAGGTAGCGGCGGTAAGTTGAGCGGAGAGGCCTTTATCTTCAGCTTTCTTATCGTCTGGCGGTAGGCACCCACCTTTCTTAATCCAGGTTCGTGCGCGTCCGTACATTTCGGCGCGTTTGTTAAGATACTTCTCTTGGGACTCGTTATCCGGCGTATTAGAAAAGTCCACCCCGTAAACATTGATTTCCATAAGTTCAAGCTGGTCAAAAACGCCCCCGCCAATACCACCCGTGTCTACAATGAGAGCGGCGCAGTTATTACGCATGTAATGCTCAAACGCCCAACGGGCAACAGCTACAGTGTTTTGCCCGTTGATACTCTGCCACGGACGGGATACCGCGTCACGACCTTGCCGGAAACACATAACGGAGTTATCTGGCCCGTAGCGGGCCACGTCCAAGCCGCCGATGACTGGGAGGAACTCTTGCCCCTCCGGTGTCCTAGCCTGCGCTTCTTGCACATCTGCGAGAGATATAAACGACACGGCGTCCACGCGGGGGAAAATCCCGCGAACACGAACACGAACGAAATCGTGGTCCTCACCGTAGTCGTCTACCCAAGCTTGAAGCTGCGTTTTGTTACTAATCTTTACGGTACGCGAATCAATCGCCCGAGTACGCCAGCGGTGAGCGAACTTACCACCCGGAAAACACTCACGGAAGCGGCCAGAGTTTTTTGTCGGGTTCCCAAAGGCACACCAGATAATCTGGGTGTTCGCGTCAGTCATAGCGCCTTCGGCGACTTCCCAGATAATATCGTCAATTTCAGAGGCCTCATCGAAAATCAGCAAGATGCGCTTTCCGTGGTTATGCAAACCGGCGAACGCCGCTGAGTTTTTAGCACTCCACGGAACCATGTCAACGCGCCAAGTTTTCTCATGTAGCGGGTCCACAGAGAAGCGAGAAGTAGCTGTCATCTTAAACAAGTCGCGAGTTATGGATAGCCTGTGCCATTTCGCCAATTCCGCCCAAGTTGTTACTTTAAGCTGCGTTTCAGTATTAGCGGTTACGCGCCCACGGCAGTCAACCTCTGTAGACATAGCCCAGTCAATGATCCACGCAACAAGCGCTGACTTACCAATTCCGTGCCCGGAGGTAGTTGCTTCGAGAATTGGAGACGCTGAGTATTCTTCCCCGCTGCTTATAGCCGCCTTGATAGCTTCGTCTACAGTCACAACGCCGTCACGAATGCTGACTAGTACCTCCGCTTGCCACACGTCCGGGCCATCGTATTTGGCGAGCTCTCCTGAACCCCATTCATACGCACCCAGTACAAAAGCGTACGGATCGTTGCGAACAGAGGCAAGCCACTCAAGAAGGGCGTCTAGGTCTTCAGCATTCACGGTGACAAGCCTCCGAAAATTTTTTGCAGGATCAGCGCGACACCTGACCCGGTCAGCGCCGCAACAAGCCCAATGCCCATTACCATGCCCCGCCCAATCAGCCGGGCCTCTGCTACGCGCTCCACGGTGGGCTTCATGCCGGTCACGGCCCCAGACAGGGCTTCGACATCGTGCCGCAGTGCGTCCAGGCCTTTGCCAAGTGCGCTGATCGCCTGCAGCATGGCCTCGCGACTGACCTCGGCCGCTTCAACCTGCTTGGCCGTGGCTTCGGCCATTGAGTTCACAACACCCTCCAGAGTGCCGATCGCCCGGCTCAGTTCGTTCAGTGGGTCCACAGCGGAGTTCTTCCTTAGCGTTGGGATTGTCATATGCTCACCGAGGGTCTGTGTAGATGCCAGTTGCTTGGTTGAATGCACCACCGACAGCACCTGGAATAATCGCCAGATCAAGTGGCCCGCCTGTTTTCGGGGCGTAGCCTGCAATCAGTTCGGCATAGGTCAGCGGCAGGCGGCCAACCGTCTCGGGATCCACGAACGCCGCCTCGTAGGTCGCAACGTCGGTCGCATTCGATGGCAGCGCGTTCGGCGTCGTCACCGGCAGGGTGACATTGTTGATGTTCACCGATGCGCCAGGCAGGTTGAAGGCGTTGGCCACGTTGTCGACCACGGTATTGTTGGTGCCCGTGACCGTCATCGTCGTCACCGAACCCTGCCCCGACGGGATGCCCAGCTGGCGCAGGCTGGTGTTCGAGGCGATCAACCCATCCACGACATTCGACAGGCTCGGGCCGTGGACCACTGTGCAGCTGATGAAGTTGCCAATGAACTGGAGCCGGCGACGGATCGCCGCGACCGGCGTCCCGCCAGAGCCGACCGACGAACCCGCGAAGACCTGACCGCAATAGAGGT